AAATGGTACTGATTATGGTACATTCACTGTAACTGTAAGAGCATTTGGAGATACAAATAAAAAGAAGAGTGTATTAGAAACATTCGCAAATGTAAACTTAGACCCTAATTCTTCAAACTATATTGCAAGAGTAATTGGTGATAGAAAATTATCAATTGATACCACTGGTAAAATTACAACAACAGGTGATTGGGTAAATCAATCTAAATATATTAGAATTGCAAATTTAAACGAAGGAGCTCCTGTACAGGCAGTACCTTTTGGACACGCCGCATATCAATTACCAATAGCTGCAAACACAACGTTATCGAACCAAATTCCAACAGTAACATTTGTAACTGCATCGGCAACACAATTTGGTGGTATAGATTTAGATTTTAACGTAAATAACTCAATTTACTTAAAACCAATTCCTAAATATGCAACTGTTGGTGCAAACGTTGACTTTGGTTTGGATGTAACGAATGGTGGTTCTTTATCATTAGCAACCGCAGGAGCAGCAGCACAATTTGTTGTAGCATTCCAAGAAGGTTTTGATGGTATGAACCCAGCAACTCCAATCTACAAAGGTTCTGATATTTCAGCTGGAAACTCACAAGGTTTTAACTTAACAAATTCTACATCTTCTGGTTCGGTAGCATATATGAAGCACATCAACGCATTATCAAATGCAGATGAGTGGGATATTAATATGATTGTTGTACCAGGTGTAAATAAAGCAGACCACTCATATGTTCACACAGCAGTTGTTGATATGGTTGAGCAAAGAGCAGATGCATTCTTTATTACTGAAATGGGAGATTCTGATTATTCATTATCATCTACTGTAACTAAAGCAGGTGAGTTAGATACTAACTACGCAGCAACTTACTATCCTTGGATTAAGACAATTGATATTAACACAAACAAATTAGTAACTGTTCCACCATCAGTATTGTTGCCAGCAGTATTCGCAGCAAACGATAGAGTAGCAGCAGAATGGTTCGCACCAGCAGGTTTAAATAGAGGTGGTTTAATCGGAGCAGTAGATGTATTAGATAGATTAACTCAATCTGAAAGAGATACATTATACGAAGCAAAAGTAAACCCAATCTGCCAGTTTCCAGGACAAGGTATTGTAGTGTGGGGACAAAAAACATTACAAGATAAACCTTCAGCATTAGATAGAATCAATGTAAGAAGATTATTATTGACTGTTAGAAAGTATATCGCTTCAACTTCTAAGTATTTAGTGTTTGAGCAAAATACATCAACGACTAGAAATAGATTCTTAAATATCGTTAATCCTTATTTAGAATCAATCCAACAAAGACAAGGTTTATACGCTTTCAGAGTAGTAATGGATGAAACTAATAACACACCAGATGTAATTGATAGAAACATCCTTAAAGGAGCTATCTACTTACAACCAACAAAGACAGCTGAATTCATTCAAATTGATTTCAACATCTTACCAACTGGTGCAAGTTTTGGAGGATAATTTAAAAAGTAAATATTTATAATAGAATAACAAATAAAATAAAAATAAAATGCCAGAAATTTTAGAGTTTGACAAAATGTTCTATAAGAATTTTGAACCAAAGCTTGGTAACAGATTCATTATGGAAATCAATGGTATCGAATCATATATCATCAAAACAGCAAGTAGACCAACTTTCAGTTCAGAGGTAGTAGAATTAGACCATATCAATGTAAAGAGAAAGATTAAGGGTAAATCAACTTGGGATGATGTGAACATTACTCTTTATGACCCAATTGTACCATCAGGTGCACAGCAAGTAATGGAGTGGATTAGAACATCACACGAATCATTGACAGGTAGAGATGGATATGCAGCGTTCTATAAGAAAGATATCACTTTCTATTTGTTAGGACCTGTTGGTGATAAGATTGAACAATGGACATTGAAAGGTGCATTCATCACCTCAGCAAACTTTGGTGAATTAGATTGGGCATCAAACGATCCAGTTTCAATTGAATTAACATTGGCATACGATTACGCAATTTTAGAATACTAATCTATATTACATAGACATATACGAAAGGGGAAGCAGTAATGTTTCCCCTTTTATTTTTTTAAAAACCTAATATATATAATAAACAAAGTTATAAGATTTTATGGAACAAAACATTGAACAGCAGGTTACAAGAGGATTAGGACAAACAAACCCTACCCAAACAAAAACTTACGATTTCCCAACCGAAATTATCAGCTTACCATCCAAAGGATTATGTTATCCTGAAGGTTCACCATTAGCAAAAGGTGAAGTAACTATTAAATTATTAACCGCAAAGGAAGAAGATATTTTAACTTCTCCAAACCTTATTAAAAAGAATTTAGTAATAGAAAAATTATTAGAATCTATTTTAGTAGAACCAGGAGTAAAAGTTGATGACCTTTTATTGGGTGATAAAAACGCAGTTCTTATTGCAGCTAGAATGTTAGCATATGGTCCTGAATATAAAATCAAAGTTACTGATAAAGAATATAATGATGAAATTGATTGGACAGTAGACCTTTCAGTTATTAAAATTAAAGAGATTGATTATTCTTTATTAAATAGAAAAAATGAATTTAGTTTTACATTACCAAATAGTAAAGTACCTGTAAAATTTAAATTACTTACACATGGTGATGAAAATATCATTAATAAAGATGTTGAAGCAGCAGAAAAACTTACAAAACAAAGTAATGAAATTACAGCAAGATACAGAAGAGTTCTTGTAGAAGTCGATGGAAATAGAGATGTAGGATATATAAGTAATTTCGTTTCAAATAGATTACAAGCTAGAGATTCAAAAGAATTAAGAAAATACATAGCATCAGTTACTCCGGATTTAGATTTTAAATTTGAGTATACTTCACCTTATACGGGCGAAACGGAGGCGCTCCCTATACCATTTGGGAGTGACTTTTTTTACCCTACCGAGTAATTATTCCCTAATACTGCACGATAAAATATTTCAAATGCTTTACTACTCTAATGGTAGTTTCAATTGGCATGATGTATATTTTATGCCCATACGTTTGAGAGAGTTCTATTGGAACAAACTAATAGAAACAAAGGAAAAGGAAAAAGAAGCAAACGATAAAATAATTTCCAAATCAAAATCAACAACATCATCTTCTAGAGTAAGAAGAAGATAATTATCAAAAAGGTTTATATTTATATAAAATATAAAAGCAGAACCATGTCCAAAAAAATAAGATTAGATGAAATTGGATTTCTAAAAAAATTGGTAAATTCTTTTTTTGCTGCAAAAGCAGATGAAAAAGAAGATAATTGGATTGATACATTAGCAAAGCATGATGATGAACTTGCCAGATTATTTGGTGATTTTAGTGACAGATTGGATAGAAATTATATGGATACTATAAATAGAGTAAAAAAACTTGGTTATGATGTACCTACAAAAAACAGAAAAGATACCGAAGTATATAGGGTTATGAGTAAGTATCTTGAAGAATGTTTAGATAGAAGATATTCTAAAAAATAATTTCGCAAATATAGATGGCGACAAGAGATACTGAAAAGGAGATAGCACGATTAAAGGAAGTAAAAAAAAGACTTGAAGAAGAACGTGCGCTTAATGCTCAATTAGCACAGGAAAAACGTGAACAACTTAAGGAGGAACTCGCGACGCTAAAGTTATTGTATGATGAAAGAAGAAAGCTTGAAAAGCAAGGTAAAGCACTATCACAGTCGGATGAAGATTATTTAAAAACATTAGAAGAAGCGGTAAAACCACTTACCGATATTAATAAAAAATTAAAAGAGCAGGGTACTTTAATTGATGCTAATGAAAAAAAGCAAAAAAGACTTTTAGAAGAATCCGAAAAATTATTTGAAAGTACAAAAAGACAATTAAAACAAAACTATCAAGTTAATAAATCTTTAGATGATTTAGGTAAAGCTCTTGAAAAAAATAAAAAATTAAATCAACAATTTACGGAAGGGTTTGCTGCACAAGAACAGCAATTAGATGTAATAAATAGTATATTATCCAAAAGGGGAGATATTACAGATAAAGAACTTGCCAATATACAGAAGTTTAAAAAAGCACAAACTGATTATCAAAAGGGTGTTGCAGATATTCAAAGGGCAGTTGCTGAACAAGAAATGAGTGCCGAAGCTGCAGCAGAAGCAGTGAAAAGATTGAAAAAAACATTTGTTAGTGTTGGAGAATCTATGGAGTTCACATCACAGCAAGGTAAAGCTATACAAGTAGCAATAGATGGTGCAGTAAAAAGTGGAGAAGATTTCGGTAAAAAATTAGAAAAGGTTAATAAACGAACCGCAGATATTAAAAGTGGTTTGGATGAAATAAAAGGCCAGATAGGAAGTACTGTGCCTATGGCTAAAGAATTATTAGATGTATTTGGTAAAATAGGTAAAGTAGGATTTTCTGCAGCTGCAGCAGGATTAGCGGCAGCAGCGGGTAAATTTTTAAATGAAAAAACTGGTTTACTTAAAGGTATGCCAGGAGGAGATAAATTAGAGATTGAAAATAAATTTAGAAAAAAAAGCCAGAAGCTTGACTTTGAATTAGAAAAAACGAATCTTGAAACTGAAATTGGTTTCATGGATAGGGAATTTGAATTAGATAAAAAATACGCTGAAAAGGATTTTGCAAGAAGTCAAAGAATGGCGGCATCTATGCACGCTATTAATATGGCGAATAGGCAGAAAGAGGCTGCAATGACCTTTAAGAGTGAAGCCAGTATGGCTTACTTCGGTAAAGCATTACCAAATATACAATATGCAGCAAATCAATTACAAAACGCAGGTATAAGTGCAGATACAATAGCAAACGCATCGGTTTCAATTGCATCTAGTATGGGTGTCGGTGGAAAGGAATCCGCTAAACTTGGAACTGATATGGCTGTGTTTGCAAAATTTGCCGGTATTGGTGCAGAGGAAGCTGGAAATATAACCGAATCATTCAAATTAATGGATGGTGTATCGGCAGGTACTGCAGCAAATATGATGCAAGGCGTTAAGGCAATGGCAGAACAATTAGACCTTAACCCAGGAGCAGTAATGAAAGAGATGGCTAGTGCAAGTGAAATTGCATTAGAAATGAATATTAATAGTGGTAAAGCATTAGCAAAACAAGTAGGATATGCATCTTCATTGGGTGTTTCGTTCTCAAAGATAGCTAAAGCGGGACAGAATATGGTTTTAAACTACAAAGATAGTATAAAATCAGAAATGCAATTATCCGCATTATTGGGTAAACAAGTAGACCTTTCAGAAGTTAGAATGAAATTTGCAGAAGGTGATACAACCGGAGCAATGGAAGCGTTGAAAGCTCAAGGGCTTGACCCTAATCAAATGGATATGTTCCAAAAGCAAGCATTACAGCAAGCAACAGGAATGGATATATCCGATTTATCTAAAATTGGAAAGGGTAAAGGTAAAGATACGGAAGCATTGGATGCGGCAGCAACTAAAATAGATAAAGCAAGTATACATGCAGCAAACAAACATCTTTTAGCAGCCGAAACTACAAGGCAAGTAAGTTTGGATAACAAAAAGTTTGCTTTAGAGCAAGCAACAGCAAGAGCACAATTCGATTTAGAAAATGCTATGAAATTGGAAGCTCTTAAAGATGAAAAGGAGAAAAAAAGAGAAGAACTAAAATTAGAACAAGAGAAAAAAGAAAAGTTATTACAAAATGAAATAGACCAATCAAGAGCAAGACAAGAATTAGCACTTCAACAAGAACTGGCTAATCTTGGTAATACTATATTAACAGAATTAATTCCGGCATTAATAGCATTTGGAGCAACAGGTGGAGCAAATGCATTGGGTGATTTGATGAGTATGATACCTGGTAGAAAAGGTAAGAAAGGAGGAAGAACAAAGACAAGAACAAATAAACCAAGAACAAGACCGCAAAGTTCTGCACAAAGAAGAACAACAGCAATGGCATCTGCAGCACCAAGACCTGCAGCACCATCAACACCGGCAGCACCTGCAACAAGAGCACAGCAAGTTGCACAATTGAAAGCAGCTAATCCTGGAATGACATCCCAACAGGCATTACAACAGGTAAAAGCAGCACCTGCAGGTGGTGCACCATCAGGACCAGCCGCAGCACCACCAAAACCACCTACAGGAACACCAAAAGCACCAACAGGTGGAGGAGCACCGAAAATTGCAGCCCCTGCAGCACCACCAGCACCGGCAATGCCACCTGCACCAAAGATACCACCTGCAGCACCAATTTCTACACCTAAAATGAGTTGGTGGGATAAATTAAATCCTAAAAAGTTTTTAGGTAAAGTAGTAAATGGAGCAGGCGGTGTAGGAAAAATATTAGGTTCGGTTGCAGGTAAAGTAGCAGGACCATTAGGAAGTGCATTGGCCGGATTTAGTATGTATAAAGACCTTTCCGCATTGGTAACGATGAATGAAGGACCTCTGCCTGATTTGTATAAAAATGTGGGTGGAAGTGTAATGAGTTTAGTTGGTTCCATATTGGGTGGTGCAATTGGCGGTTCTTTCCTTGGACCTATTGGAGCAATGTTAGGAAGTACATTTGGTTCTACTATATTTGGATGGTTGGGAGATTTATTCCCAGGCATTCCAACATTTTTGGGTGAATTTTTAGTTGATACTTTAGGATTGTTTGGTAAACCAGGTTCTGCAGTACCTAAAGCAGAAGGTGGAGGAGGTGGAGCAACATCCGCACCAACGGCAGCAGGTGCAACATCAAAAGCAACCGCAATAGTTGGAACATCACAGGCAGTTAAAGCTGCAGCAGCACCAACAGCAGCACCTGCGGGTGGAGGTGGTGGTGCACCAAAATCAGTACCAGCTCCTGCTGGAGGTGGTGCAAAAGTGGCAGCACCTGGAGCAACAGGAAGTTCAACGAAAGGTTCTGCATTGGCTGGCGGATTGACCGGAATGTTAATGGGCGTTCAACTACAAAAAATATTTGGACCTACAAATAGTAAAACGGAAGGATTTATAGACCAAGCAAAAGCAGATTCTGCAAAGCAAACTCAAGCAATACAATTACAAACAAAAGCAATTACTAATGCAAAAGGGTTACCAACACAAGATACAACAATGCAACAACAACTTAACGACCTATTAAAAGTAATGACATTGGCATACGGAGATGGTACAGGTGGTACTTTTGATATATTATTGGATGGTAAGAGAATATCAAAAACAATAAACAAAGTTAATTCAAATAGTGATTTAACAGGCAATAATAAGGGTGACGGCGGATAAAATAAAACAATTTTTTTATTAGAATATTTATAGTAAATACAAAACTATAAATGGCAACAATTAGAGACCTTTTTAAAAGCCAGAAAAAAGACCTTTATGGATTATCAGGTACAATTTTAATTGAATCCAGAGGTATTATAAATGCACCAAGAGGTGCTGCATTACTTACATCTTCTCCTGATGGATTGGCAGACCTTATTGGAAACCAAATCGGTGGAGCATTTGGTGGTAATCCAAACAGAGTTTCAGATACAATTTTTAGAAAACCAAAAGGAATATTAACAAAACCCGTAACCTTACCTGCCGTAACACAAGCTTTATTAAGAGATTCAGTTGATGCTAATGAAAAATATTATATAAAGCAATCGCCTGCACCTGGTTCGGTATTTGGTAAAATTAAATCAGGGGGCAGTTCACCTTTAGGAGCGGTAGCCGCTTTGGCAGCAGGCGCAATAAATACATTTGGTAGTAAAAAAGGAATCAATAGATTAAAAGAAAAATTAAAATTTAAAAAACCTGATTCCGATAAAACATACGGACCACAATGGACGACCGATGAGTTGGGTGGTTCCAAATTAAGAAGTGAGGATTTCACATTCAGCCAATATGAGCCAGTATATGGTGAACCAGATGCCGACTTGGCCAAGAAACGTTACACAGGAAAAAAAAGACCGGAGGAATTCGCACAGATTGGAATAAAAAAGAGGGATGTGACAAAAACATATGATAATGCCAATGATGCCATAAATTCAACGGTAATTATATATGATGATAAGTTAGATAATTGGAAAAAAGATAATAATAAAGCAGGAATAGTAAGTGTGATTATTAAACCATATGGTAAAGATTATAATTTAATTTTACCAGGAACTATAAGTGGATTATCAGAAGATTTTTCAAATGAAATACAAAATTTTAAATATGTTGGTTCACCATTTAATACATATAGATTTACAGGAGTTGAAAGAAGTATAAAATTTGAATTAAAATTATACTATACAAACGAAACTGAAAAAATTACAATGATTACAAAAATTAATTCTTTAAAAGAATTAATGTTTCCATATGATTCAATTTCAGAAATGACATATGCTGATAGTAAAACATCACAAATAGCATTCAGTCCAAATCTCATTTATTTGAGTATAGATGGATATTATAAAGATATATTTGGTATTATGGACACGTTATCAATAAGTATAGAAGATAATACATCTTGGGCACTTAATGATTTTGAAGAAGATTCAAAAGATAAACCTTATCCGACAGTTGTGAATATAAGTTTTGGTATGAAAGTAATTGAAAATCCAGTTATAAAAGATAAAAGATTTAATTATAATTTTGATGGTAATGGAATAAAAACTGCTTCAACCATTGATTTTGAAAAAAACAAAGACCCTAAAAAATATTTAGCAGAAAATTTTAAATCATTTACACAAAGTTAAGAAATGGCAAATAGATACATTTATACTGATACAAAAGAAGGTAAAGATAAAAAAAGATTTATGCAAACAACTATATATCCAAAAGTTTTACCAGATGATAATGATTTGTATATAATAACGGAACAAGGAGATAGATTAGATATTCTTGCTAACACATATTATAAAAACCCATCTATGTGGTGGGTTATAGCAACAGCCAATAATATAAATGATGCAAACTTTTATATTGAACCGGGTACTCAATTAAGAATACCGGCAAACATATCAAAAATATTAAATGATTTGCAAAAATTAAATAAATAAGTTATATGGGATTTCCGTATTTAGCACCTTTAAAACCTA